TTCACACTTCCGAATGCGACGACACTGCCTGTTGGCTCTTATTACTACTTCAACAACAACCAAAGTAGTGGCGCGGCTATTGTTCAAAATACATCAACCACGCAGATTGTTTCTGTTCCGTCAGGCGGACACGTTAGTGTATCACTACTCACTAACAGCTCTTCCGCTGGAACGTGGGACGTCGCGCCTCAGCCACCAACAAATGTGAGCTGGTCGACGAATACATTCTCTTACCCCGGCACAATTACCGGCGCGACGTGGAATGGTGTGACCATAACCGGCGCTTACGGCGGCACCGGCGTTAATAATGGCACAAACACAATAACCATTGGTGGCAACGTCACGTTTAGCGGCGCGTTCACTTTTGCAGGAACACTCACCAACAATACGGCGGTGACGTTCCCAACATCAGGAACACTCGCGACAACGGGCAGCACCGTGGCGTCGTTTAGTGCGGGCACAACTGGCTTCACGCCGAACACGGCGACGACTGGAGCGGTCACACTCGCCGGCAACCTCGCTCTGTCTAATGGTGGCACAAATGCTTCCCTTACAGCTTCTAATGGCGGTATATTTTATTCCACAGCGTCTGCTGGTGCTATTCTTTCTGGAACCGCCACAGCAAATCAGCTTCTCGCATCTGGCGCAAGTGGCGCTCCCTCTTGGACGACGGCTACTTTTCCTGCGACAACTACGGCGGGAACAGTTTTAGCATCCGGGACAGCTAACACAGTCACAGCATCCGCTACGCCTACATTAGGTGTTGCAGGAACCACCGCTGGAACATTAACCCTTTCTGGCGCAACAAGTGGAACAGGAACAATTCAAACTGCGGCAGCAGCCGGAACTGGAACTATATTTCAAATCCCGGCGACAAATGGAACTGCCAATTATGCACTTATAACAAATGGTTCTGGCGTTACATCTTGGAGTATTTTACCAGTTGCAGGTGGCGGAACTGGACTAGCATCTGGAACATCTGGGGGTATTCTTTATTATAGTGCGGCTGGAACGCTTGCTTCATCTGCGGCATTAGCGGCAAGTTCTATTGTTCTTGGCGGTGGTGCTGGCGTTGCCCCGTCAACAACGACAACCGGAACCGGTGTGGTAACCGCAATAGGAAACGCAGTTAATGCCTCCGGTGGATTAATTACCTATTCTACATACGCACCCGCATCTGGGAAAACTTTAACTGTCAGCAATTCAATTACTTTAGCTGGCACTGATAGCACTACGATGACATTCCCATCGTCTAGCGCGACGATTGCTGGATTGGGAATTACGCAAACATTCACTGGAACACAAACATTATCCGGATCAACATCTGTTTTAGCCGCGGTTTTAACAAATGCCGCTGAGGTGACAACTGTTTCAGCGACAGCCGCTACAGGAACTATTAACTATGACGTAACTACACAAAGCGTGTTGTATTACACTTCAAACGCATCTGCGAACTGGACTGTAAACTTTCGTGGATCTAGCGGAACATCACTCAACACATTGATGTCTACAGGTCAGTCAATAACTGTAGCATTTATGGTCACTCAAGGTTCGACTGCATACTATAATAACGGGTGGCAGATTGACGGAACCGCTGTGACACCGAAATGGCAGGGTGGCACTGCACCAACCGCTGGTAACGCTTCTGGAATTGATGTTTATACCTACACGATAACAAAAACAGCTAGTGCGACCTATACAGTGCTGGCGTCACTAACTCAGTTCAAGTGAGGGTGATATGCCAGGTATTATAACGAGAGGTGCTTTTTCCGCAAAGTCATTTGGTTTTGGGGCGAGTGCTTCCGGTGCTGCAAGCGGAACATTAGGTATATTTGCGCTGGGGGCGGTAGGTGCCTCCTCCACTACCCGCAATAAATACACTTACGCTTGCGATACTAATGGCACTGCAACAGCTGCAAGTGCTGCGTCTCGTATTGGCTCAGCTGCAGGTAATAGCACCCTCGGTATTTTTGCGCTGGGGTTTGTATGTTGTGTCTCCTCCACTACCCGCAATAAATACACTTACGCCTGTGATACTAATGGCACTGCAACAGCTGCAAGTGTTGCGTCTTATTATGGCTCTGCCGCTGGCAACAGCACCCTCGGTATTTTTGCGCTGGGGTTTGTATGTTGTGTCTCCCCCACTACCACACGCAATAAATACACCTATGCCAGCGATACTAATGGAACGGCAGCAGCTGCAAGTGCTGCGTCTTATGCTGGCTCAGCGGCAGGTAATAGCACCCGCGGTATTTTTGCCTTGGGCCTAGCCCCTACGGCTTCTACCACCCGCAATAAATACACTTACGCTTGCGATACTAATGGCACTGCAACAGCTGCAAGTGCTGCGTCATCGCAAGGCTCAGCGGCAGGTAATAGCACCCGCGGCATTTTTGCGCTGGGGAATGCAGGTGGTGCCCCCACTACCACACGCAATAAATACACTTATACCTGCGACACCAACGGATCTGCAACAGCTGCAAGTGCTGCGTCTCGTATTGGCTCAGCGGCAGGTAATAGCACCCGCGGTATTTTTGCCTTGGGGTATGTAAATGGTGCCTCTACCACCCGCAATAAATACACTTACGCCTGCGATACTAATGGAACGGCAGCAGCTGCAAGTGCTGCGTCATATGCAGGTTCCGCCGCATCAAATGGAATTTGTGGGGTTAACGTCTAACGAGGAACAATGAACTCTAATCCGCATAGAAACAATTCAGACTTTCAGCTTCGCCACTTCCTCGCCGGATCTTGCTTCACGCCGGATGGCGCATGGATGCTGATGTATGGGCAGAAGATTGACCGCGAGGCGGTTGTGAAGTCCTGCGAGGCGCAAAAGCTCCGTCGGGAAGCCAAGATTATTGAGGCGCAGGAAGTCATCGACAATCCAAGTGCTTCAAAGTCTGACAAGCTCAAGGCGCAAGCTGACATCATTGAGGCAGACGCGCATTACTACACATGGGCGACGAACTTAGAAGCCGCAAAGATGGAACTGGCGACCATAACAAAGCTCATGGATGAGCTTGAGCCTCACAGAAAATATGCGCATCTTCCGCTTTTGGAGGCCAATGAAGCAGCCCAACGTGACGAGTGGCTTGGCGAATTTAAGAACCGCGTCGAGAACTTTCTGTTTTCAACTGGCACTATTCCGGAAGATCAGCTTCGTGCTATGCGTAATCACCCCGACTTTCAAGCCGAACTTTTGCCACATATTCAAGGCGTGATGACTAAGCTTGCAGGGGCAAAAAACGCTATCGAATGCTTAACCAACCACACCGAATACTTTTTAGAAGATAAACGTAATGTCTGACGACGTTTTAGATAATATTCATTGTTTTCCAACAATGGTCTACTCCATAAAAAAGATGGAGTTTCTGGACGCTGTTCGCAAATCTGCTAACACGGCGCTTGCGGCCATAGACCATGAGTTGAACGAAATTTATCCTGTCAAAATGACGGGGGACATCTCGCAAGACCCAAGCATACAGGACTTTTGTGCCTACACTGCCGTAACGGCCTTAAATATCCTACGGGAACAGGGCTATGATGTGCGGGAAAAGGCTGCTTTTTTCACTGAAATGTGGGCGCAAGAACACCACAAGTTTAGCCAGATGGACCAACATATTCACCATAATGGCGTCCAGATGGTCGGGTTTTACTTTCTTGATACGCCAGAAGGATCATGCGCGGCGACTTTCCATGACCCGAGGCCGGGCAAAACCCAACTGGGCATCTCTGAAGACGATATGTCAAATGTGACATATGCCTCAAACGCCTTTCACTTCCGACCAGAGCCGGGAGTTCTGGTGCTAACAAATGCTTGGCTCCCACATAGTTTTACAAAAAACGGTAGCACTGAGCCTTTCCGTTTTGTGCATTTCAACATATCCCTAGTCGATAATCCTCAACCTGCCTGTGAGGTAGAGGTCATATGAACCACTACACGGTGCGCTACAATAAAACCAAAGGTCAGCCGGGGCGTGGAACTCCGGACCACGTTTGGCGTGTTTTTGAAGGCCAGAAGGAATATCTGGCAAAACATGTTAGAATAAATGTTCCCTCTTGGGACGAAAGAACCGGAGAAGACTGGAATATCGCCTGTGATGGATTTCTTGAAATTGACCGCGAGACGTCAACGGTAATTATTAATGGAGAGTTAAAATGACGATGTATGCCGAGGTGCAGGGCACGACGCTGATCCTGTATCCTTACCTTTTTTCGACGCTACAGGCTCAAAACCCTTACACCAATTACGGCGATAATTATGATGTTGCTTATTGGTTCCCACAGACGCAGACGGCAATCGACAATGGCTACACGCTTGAGCCAGTGACCATTTTGCCAGAGCCAACATACGACCCCAACACGCAGATCTGCACTCAAAATGCGGCCCCTACACTTATTAATGGCGTTTGGACGCTTGATTGGACTGTGGCTACCATGACGCCTGAACAGAAGGCGGCGCACGACCAGCAAGTGCAAGCACAAAACAAAAATCAAGCGTCTCAACTTTTAACCAATACTGATTGGACGGCCATTCCAAGTGTGTCTGACCCCGCTCAGTCAAATCCGTATTTGGTGAACCAGGCGGCGTTTCTATCGTATCGTTCTCAAGTAAGGGCGATTGCTGTAAATCCTCCGACAACGCCCGTTACGACGTGGCCAACTCTGCCGACGGAGCAGTGGAGT